TATAAGAATGCCGCCAGCGCGAACGCAGGCCCGCCGCGACTCTACCCCTGGCAACGGTTCTCATGGGCGAGCACCTCGCAGCTTGGCAGCGAGAAGCGCATCCGGACCTTGCAAGGGTTGCCTGCGGGAATCAAGGGGGGGTCTAATCGGGACTGCCGGCCTGCTCGACCGCGGCCTCGAGCCGATCGATGACGGCGGCGATCCGGCGCCATTCGGCCAGGCTGACGACCGCGATCACCTTGCCGCCGACGATCACGCCAACGCCGGTCGGCCGCGGCGGCGTCGCCTGGTCGAGCTGCACTGCCAATTGCGCCTGCATCATTTCAAAAAAAGCCCCGCAGCGAGCGGGGCCCAAGTCGCCAGGTGGGAGGAACCGGGGACCCGCCCGCGGCCCGACTACTTTAACGCTTTCCGTCGCAGCGGTCGAGCAATTCGGCGATCACGGTGGCGGTGCGCGCGCGCTCCTCGCGCAGGAAAACGAAGCCGCCGACCAGATAGAGCACGTTGACAATGACCAGGGCCAGCGCGAGCGGCTGATTGCGCAAGCCATCGATGATAGTGTTGATGGCGGCGCGCATCGCGTCTCAAATCGCCGCCTTGTTCGAGAATGCCATGTGCCCGTTGCACATCGCCTTGATGCTCTCCTCCAGCCGCAGCAGGCGTTCATCTGCGCTCATTCCGCCCTGGCCGCCTGCTCGAGCCGGCGTGTTCGCATTGTAGGCGGTCACCGCAGCGTTGACCCCCTCGTCAAGTCGCGCGTTCGGATCGGGCGGCGGCGGCGGCGGATCGGGCGGCGGCACGTAGGGGTCGGGCACGCCTCCGGCCGCGAGCCACGCCTGATATTCCTGCCAGTCGCGGTTCGCCGGATCGGCCGGGATGTGGGCGGTGTCAATAGCGCGGATCACGGCTTCGGTTGCGGTGAGTTGATATTCAGCCATCAAATCATCCATAGTTTGATTGCCCATCAAAGGTCCGCCGATGCCGTGATTTGGACATTGATCAGCGCGTAGCCTGTTGCTGTTACAACAGCTGTTGCATAAAAAGAAGAAGGCGAAGAATTACTTCCCAGCGTGATCGCGCCAAGATTTGAACTGGCGTTACTGGCTACAATCAGCGTCGGAAGAGCTCGCATGGTGCATGGTAAAGATCCAGTCGCATACGCGCCGGCTCCGCCATTGGCGTACTGCGCACTGACCAGAGCCGCCGTCTGATAGAACCGCTGGCACTTGGCGAGGTCCTGCTGGGGATCGGGCTTCTCCAGCGGCGTCGCGACATTGCCGATCTCAAGCTGCATGCCCCACAACGAGATGGTGCCTGACTGCACGCCGATGTTGCCTGCGATCTGATTGTTGTTGGCACCAGACGAATAAAAAAAATGCAAAACAGAACAGTCTGTCCCTGGATTCGTGCCGAACGTCTTGCCGGCGATACTTGGAAACTGGAATGTCACGCTGTAGCGTGCAAATGACGTACCGAGAACCACGGCATATCCTGTTGCCAGCACCTCAACAGGTGCGGAAGGCGAGCCACCAGTGCCGAAGCTCTGTGCTGCATTGACGCCGAGCTTCAGCCCCGCCACGCCGGCCTTGGCCCAAAAACTGACTGTGACTGTCTTGTTGGCAAGACGATAAAGGCTTTCAATTCTTTGCAATAAATAATTAAATGCAACAGCGCCGCTGGTGCCAGTGAAGGTGTTTGCCAAGGCGGACGTTGCGGACTCGTCACCAATCTCCGCCCGACTGGTATCAGTTAGTGTGGCTATGGAGACACTAGCAGCATCAGTATTGAGGGTAAGATACCAGCGATCGGCCGTGTAGGTGGCCGTCGTGAACGGACCCGCCCCACGCTGCTGGATGTTGAACAGCGAGTTGTGCAGCAGGTTGCGGCCAACGTCGTGGAACGCTGGGGAGGCGTCGACGTACTGCTTGGTCGCTGCTCCCAACGCCGTAGTCGGATCGGCCGCCAGCACCAGCGGTCCCGTCATCGTGTCGCCGGCAAGCTTCAGCCCCTTGGCCCAGGCCGCATTGATCCGGCCGTAGAGGGTCGAGTCGCTCGGCGCATCGGTGACTTGCGCCATCGTGCCGAGTTGCAGATTGGTGCGCGCCGTCGCTTTGTTGGTCAGGTCGGAGAGATTGTTAGCCGCCAGCATGTCGCCGGCGCCGGGCGGCCCCTGCGGCCCCTGCGGCCCGGACGCCCCAGTGCTTCCTCCGGGCCCCTGCGGCCCCTGCGGCCCCTGCGGCCCCTGCGGCCCCTGCGGCCCCTGCGGTCCCTGCTCGGAAACCTGGATAACCTCGACCTCGAAGTCCGCGACGACCGTGACATCGCTGCCGCTGTCCGCGAGCGAAACATCAGTGTCCTGCGCGATGTCGAGCGGGTCGCCGCTCATCGGCTGGCCCCTGGCGTGTTGCTCAGCGTGCCCGACCAGATCCGCAGCTGCAGAGTGCCGGTGAAGCGGATCAGCGAGTGCTCATAGTCATCGATTGGCAGTCGTTCCAAGTCCTGTTGCTTCATCCAGACCGTGAACAGCCCGTTCGCGGGGTCGGTGATCGTGATCCCGCCGTTCTCTGTCGTCAGCAGCATCACCTCGTTTACGTCAGCGGCGTTCTTGCGGACGCCCATCCGCATCGTGTTGCCGGTCAGGTCGACGGGCAGATTGCTCGGCGAGTACTGATAGGCAAAGCCGCGGATGAAATCGGCGTCGGTCTCGGTGGTGATGTTGACGATGGCCATTTATTCGCAACGCTTTCCGTATGGCTCCAGCACGGCATTCAGAGCTTCAATAGTCTGATTACCGGCAGCGTCCTTCGGCCACGGCGTCGGATATTCATTCAGCCGCAGCCAGTCTACATAAGCCGGGTCGGCATCAGACACGATGGCTTGCTGCTCACTTGAGAACAGCCGCCCGTCATCGGCGAGCCAGAACCACCGCAGTGGATCATACCTGCGCAGCGACTTCATCATTACCGGTTCTCCCTATCCCTAGATGTACTGGCCGCCGGTGTTTGTCGTTCCCGCCGCGTTGCCAGGGAAATAATTGATGCCCGCACCATTGGTGTTGATGATGGAATTAGTCGTCGCTGTGTATTTGGAACCGGTTGCAGTTCCCGTGATCGTGCTGAATGTACCGACGACCCTTGCTGCGTCCATTGCGATGATGAACGCGCCGGAAAAATTAGGGACGGCGGTCAAGACCAGCGCGGGCCGGAGGGCTCCGTCAAAAGCATACCGGCCGCCGTCGGAGTTGATGAAGGAAGCAGCCCCTGCATCCACGGTCAGCGTTCCAAGCAAATAAATCAGCCCCTCGGAGCAAACGATATGATTACCGACGCAAGCGCCGAAGTGGCAGTCTTGGATGGTAACGGGGTTTGCAATGACCCAGATGCCGTTGCCCGCATCGTTGGTCGCGGTTCCCGAGCATGAAAATTTGAAGCCGATGACGGCATATCCGCCGCCGTTGAACACGAACACCGTCCCGGCGGACGACGACAGGTTGACATTGGTCGGAGACGCCTGATTGCCGTAAATATAGACCGCGCCCGACCCATTCAGCGGATGCCAGTGCGTCTGTCCGAGGTAATTACCATCCGCCACGTTTATTGTGACGTTGTAGCCATTGAGATTGTAACGGATCAGCTCGTCCGCCGCGCGCTGGATGGTGCGGAACGGGCCGTGAATACCGGTACTGAAGCTGGCCGTGAAGCCGTCATAGCTGTCATTGCCGGTGGTGCCGTTGACATAGAGCGTCCGCGGCGCGAGCAGATAGGTCGGCTGTCCGCCGCCGGTGCCGGAAATCTTCTGCATCCAGACCGCCTGAAAGTTCGTGCCGTCGAACATCAGGCATTGCATGTTGCCTTGCTTGAGGTCGCCGGCGATGACGTCCGAGCCATCGAGACGCACAATCTTTTTGTTACCGAGGCTGTTTAGGTTGAGGACGGAGGGGCCGGTGTTGTCGTTGGCGATGTGGATGACGGCGAAGAGGCCCGCCACATACCCGAGCGGCGCCGGCGACAGGTTGCAGGCGTAGGCGTTCGCGGTTCCAGTGTCCTCCTGGTAGTTCAGGCCGCCGGTCTGGATCGAGCGGCCAAGCTGGTGCAAGTCGCCGTTGTCGGGCGTCAGCACGCCGACATCGCTGATCAGGTTGACCAGCTCGCGCTGCGGGTACTCGATGCTTGCGGCCGGCGGAATCGAGCCAGGCCGGTCAACCGATGGATCGCCGTTGATGTATGGGCCGTTGGGGTCCGAAATTCCATATGGGGGATTGTATTTCAAGTCGACCTCCACATCACGGCGTGCCAGCCATGGGATCGTTAGGCGTGAGCCCGGAATAATCGAAGATGATTTCGGTGTGAGCCGGTTTCCACCGTCCCAAGATGCACTCAAGATCGGCGGCGACGCCGATGCGCAGATGCGGATCAACCCCGCATTGGCCGCCGCCCGCGCCGACCCTGAACCAAATCAAACTGGCCTGATGAACATGCACTGTCCAGTAGAAGCGGTTGGTGTCAGGACCGAGCCCGTAGTTCGGGTACTCGCTCAGCTCACCGTCTTGAACGCGCTCGCCGTTGGGGTTGTAGACCGGCAGATATCCGAGCACGAAGGTGCTGCTGAACATCGGGTCGGAGCCATCGCCATAGACGCGATTGTCGCCGCAGCGATCGAGCCCGACCATGAACGGGCGATATTCGGTGATGGTGATCGAGTAGCCGAGATAGGCGGCGGTATCGATGAAGAACTGCCGCGACTGACCGCCCATCATGGTCATGCGCATGACCAGCTCGCGCTGGCGCTGGCCGATGGTCTGGGCCTGCGACCAGCACGGATCAGGCAGGCCCCAATTGCGCTCCCAATCCGGCAGCAGCTCCATCGTGATGCGCGGGTCGCTCTCGGTCTCCAGCAGGTCGGCCGCGCGGCCGTCGACGAAACCCCAATAATCGCAGAGACCGTCGCATGTCATCCACAGCACGCTGTCGATGAACCGCTTGGGCCAGGCCGGGCCGGTAGGCAACAGCGAGAGAAAAGCCTCCCGGTAGTCGCTGCCGGCCCTGCGAACGTGGCGGTCGCTCATGACTGGTAGTAGATCGTGCCGAGCACGGCCATGTGGCCCGGATCGGGCATCACATAGTCCGCCGTCGTCACCAGCTGGAATGATTGCACGCTCGGCGCGCTCATGATCGCGTAGCTGACCCACGAAGCGAAGATGGTTTGCCCCGGCGCCGCCTTGGTGAACAGCATGTCGCGCAGGCTCTGCTCGATCTCGGCCTGCACTTCCGTGGTATCAGGCACCAGGTTGGCAATTGTGATGTCGATAAATTGCTTGATCGGCGCGACAACGTAGCAGTCCTTCACCGTGACAGGCCGCATCTTGTCGATGTAATCGGCAACGGCCGCGACATCCTGCGGCTGCGGCCAGCCGTCGTCGTCAGCGCGCAAGTCGTCCATCAGAAAGCGCACCGTCACGGTGCCGACACCCATTGCGTTTGGCGATGCCCACGCGCGGGTGACGCCGGGGACGGCGAGCGCCCATGCCTCATAGTCAGTGGCGTCGCCGCCCATTGGCGGCTGCTGGATGCGGCGCAGAATGCGCGCGCGCAGCTCGTCGTCGGTTTCCTGGTCGGTGCCACCGTCGAGCGCGACCACGGTGGTGGTGCCGTCGACGCCGGCGACCGGATTGGTGAGCGACAGACTCGCACCGGGCAGCTGATTGCCTTGCGACCCGTAATCGATCGCGCGCACGGTGACCGGAGTCGGTCCGACTCCAATGGTGATCTGCTGCGTGGTCTCGTAATTGACGTCGTTGGCGCTGGTGAGCTCGGTCGCCAGCGGCAAGAGGACACCGTTCGTTCCGGTCACGGTGACGCTGCCCTGGCTCGGTGTTGGTTGCTTGCGGCCGACGGTGCCGTCGGCATTGACCAGCCAGATCTGGCCGTGCCGGTCGAGCCATTCGGTCTCCGCGGTGTCGGGCAAGAGCTGCAACGCCAGCCAGTCGACGTATTGGAGCGTCAAATGACAAAGGCCGGCCTGCACGTCGGAGGTGATGCGCAAGACGCTGTTGGGAACGGTCGCGTCGCTCCCTGGCAGCTTGGCGCGGATGCTGTCGCGCACCAGGCCGCGCACGGTACTGAGAGATGGCGTTTGCCATGGCATTGCTAAATTCTCGCATGTTTTGCAAGGTTGTCTCGCGCCCACAATGGCTGCGGATTTGGCAAACTAAAACATTCTACCAATTCATCAGGAAGTCTAAATGAAGAAACCGGACGTTTGTGATCAACATGCCACTTCTCGCCATAAAGCCCATAATTGTCCCAAGTCATACCCGGTTGAAATTGAGACATGAGATGAGCTCGCAATTGATCTGCCGTATAGCCGAGCAAAACAAATGCGCCCTTGGATTTGCCTTTGATGACGTGGCGCATTCGTCGTCTAATTGCATCGACTATTCGTTGTGCTGGATCAGCACGGCGTTTCTTTTGGTATGCTCGCCGCCTTGCGCGTACTGTTTCTAGATTCCGCTCTTGATAGCGTCGCAAACGTGCTTTGTGATCACCGCGCTGTAATTTGCGATGTGGTTTTGCATCGTGGCGCCGTCCCCCAGCACGCACTTTGTCAGGATTATTTGCAGCCCATATTTTACTGCGTGCAAGATAAACATCTCGATTCGCATAATACTGGCGAAGTGAAGCAACTCTAAGTTTCTCTCGATTTGCTTGTTTGTATTTGCGCTGGGAGGCAAGCACTTTTTCTGGATTTGCTTTGGCCCATAGCGCCCGCATTTCGGACGCATGATCAGCGCGATACGGCATTGCTTACCCCAGCTGCTCGTCCCAAAGGATCTGATAGCGCAAATCAATCGCCGTGTCGGGCCCGCGGTAAATCGTGATCCTGGCGTCGATCCGCTGCCGGTCGACCCGTTCGGCAGAGGCGTCGAACCGCGAGCAGACCTTGCTGTCGACGAATGGCTGGATCGCCATCGCGATCGCCGCCATGACGCGCGCCACCGTCGATCCTTGACGCGAGCCCGCGGTCTCAATGGCCGAGCGCCGCAACAGCCACAGCTTGCAACCGATCGGCCAGGCGTTCCAGATCGTGTCGGCCTCGAGGTCGCCCCACCAGCCGCAACGATCGCTCGAGTCGGGATCCGGCAAATCATCGCTGGCATCGGCCAGCGAGTTGGTTCCCAGCGCGACCACGATCGCGCTCGCCAGAGCCTGCGTATCGTCGAGCGTGCCGTCGTCGCGCAGCGACCAGTCGATGGTGACGGCATAATACGGCGCCGTGAACGACTGGATCGTCCGGATGTCGGGAACGGGACTCGCTGCCATTTTCAGCGGCTCGCTTCGAGCGAGGCCAGTCTCGCCTCGATAGCATCCAACCTGCGGAAGAGTGCATCGACCCAGGTAGTCGAATCCGGTTCCCGTGGTGCTGATTGCACCGTTCCCGTTGGCAAGGTCACTCCCGGCGGCAAGGTCACTCCCGGCGGCAACGGCGGCATCGGCA